GACGCCGCCGGAATCACCCGCCGGCGTCCCGTTCGTGACATTCGTCCTACCGGCCTTCGACCCGTCGACCTGCCCATCCACATGCACGGTCATATCCTTCACGGCAGCCCGCACGCCATCCCTCACGCCTTCCAATCCGGATCTGATGCCGTCGCTGACATCCTTGGCGACATCGTCGCCGAACGATCCAACGGCATCCGGCATCGACATTCCTACAGTGTCGAAAGCCACGTCGAACCCGCCGGACAATCTTGCGTTCATCCCGTCGATGGTTTTCTGCACGCCACGCCAACCATCCTTGAGGCTCTTGTCGAATCCACGCATGATCGCCAAGCCAGCAGGCTTAAGCATCACCTTGTCGTAGCTGAGCGGGCCCTTGTGCCTGACGATCCAATCGCCGATGCCACTCACAAAGCTCTTCACTCTGCCGAAAGCCGCCTTCAGACCATTGAGCAGACCATTGATGATGCTCGCGCCGGCGTTCCACAGCCAACCACCGGCACCGGCGAAGCAGCCCATGATTGCGCTGCCGATGCCGCCAAGGAAGCCCAGCACCGCCCAAACTGCGTTGACGACGGTGTTGCGGAACCCGTTCCACGCCGCATTCCAAATGGATGAGATCGTGCCTGCGATTCCGCCGAAAATATTCTGGATCGACTGCCAGAGCCCATTGAAGAAGCCGATGACGGCGTTGACGGCCGACAGTACGACCGACTTGACCGACTCAAGCATCGACCCCCAAAGAGACAGAATTACCGAGCCCGCGGCCTGCATCGCCGAAACGAAAGCCGACCAACGCGACGCCAGAAAATCGCCGATAGCGCCGAAGATAATCAACACCATGCTGGCAAGGCCCTGCAGGTACGAGCCGATAGCAGTAACCACGCCAGCGATAATCTGCCCGCAAGCGTCCCACACCTTAGCCCAGTCACCATGAATCAGCGATGACACCAGATTGACGACGACAGACACGACCTGCACGACGCCCTGGATGACACCACTGATCATGGTTACCGCACCCACCACCAATGGAGCCACGGCATTGATGACAGGAGGCAACACGGCGCCAAGCCAATTGACGATTCCACCGACGACACTCGACACGACGCCCAAAACATCCTGCAGCAATGGCATGATGCTTGCCAACGCGGCTCCGACGACAGTGATCACATTGGACACGGCGGGCATGATCTGCTGGATGAGCGGCATGAGCGACTGCACGAGTCTCACCGCCACGTCCATTACCGTCTTGATGACCGGGACAAGCGACTGCACCAGCATCGTGATGAGAGGCGCAAGCAATGGAATCAGAACGGACAGGACCTGCGTGACGATCGGCATGAGAGCCGACACCAATTGGCCGAAGTTCTTGATCAAAGCGTCGATGGTCGGCTTCAACTGCGTGAAAGCGTCCTTCAACGAGGCGAGCACCGCCTTCAGCACGTCGCCGAACTGGGCGCGCAGTTGCGGACTCGTGGCGATAAGGCCGGCCAGAGCGCCGATCACCAACGTGATGGGACCGCCAAGACCGGTCAGCACTCCACCGAACTTCGACAGCAGGCCGCCAATCACCGGCACTCCACTCAAGCCGCTCAAAGCGCCGCCGAGCCCAGCCGCGCCAAGCAAGCCGGTCACGGCGGCGATAGGGCCGGACAGTCCGGACAATTGGCCCGCGAAGCCATTGAAATCGATTTTTCCGATCTTGTCGGCGATCGCTCCGAACACCTTCTCCAGCGGCGGGCCGATCTTCTGCGCCAGCTGAGCAATCTTGTCAAACAACACGGTGATGAGTGGTTCGACGGCCTGCACCATCTTGATGACCGCGCCGCCGACACCACCGAAAGCAGCGATGAGATCATTGCCGACCGAAGTCTTCAAACCAGCGATCTCATGCTGGAGAATGGTCATCTTGCCCTGCGGAGTCTGCGCCAAGGCCTTGTTGATACCACCGAAGTTGGCTTCCAGCACCTGCGCGGCCATGGCTGCCTTTTCGGACGCACTGCCCTCCTGCAGAACTTTTTTCTGCGCGTCCGTCATGGTCACGCCATATTTCGACAGTGCCGTGGCACTGCCGGTCATGACCTTGCCAAGCAGGTTAGCTATCTGCACGCCATCCTGCGCCGTGGCGTTGTAACCCTTGTTATTGGCGATCATGTCCGCCAAAGCGGGCGTCAACGTCTTGACCTGATCCGCCGTCAGCGCGAAAGTGCCGAGCTGTGCCTGAGCGGCCTTCAACGTGCCGCCGGATATGACGCCGGTCTGTCCAAGCGTCTTATTCAGGCTGAGCAGCGACTTCTGCTCCTCGTCCGTCCAATTGTTGTTTTTGGCGATCTGTTGGAATTTCGCGGTCACCTCACCGGCCTTGAGCGCCGCAGCGACGGACTGCTTGCCGAAATTCACCAAATATCCGGCGGCGGCGGTAGCGGCTCCGGACACGACGGTGGCCATGCCCTTCGCGGCGTTGCCGATACCGGACACGGCCTGAGACGCTAAGCCGGATGCCTTGCTCAAGCCGGAATGCAACGCATTGCCAGCCTTCACGGCAGCATTACGCGCACCCTCCGGCAGTGCATTCCACGCAGCCGAGAATTTGCTTTTGATGTTGGATGTGACCTCGCCAGCCGTCGAGCTGATCTTCTGCACGGCCGAGTTAACGCCTGGAATCTTGCCGACGATCTGCTGAGAGGCTGACGTGAAACCGGACGACATGCGATTGAAGGCAGTCTTCGACTTGTCAGCTTCGGCCGCCAACTGCGTCTCAAGGTCCTTAAGCCGTCCCTTGGCGGTCTTGAGGTTATCGGTCGCCGCCTTGAGATTGTCAGCCGCCGCTTTCTGTCTGATCTGCGCCTGTTCGAGTTTGATGGCCGCAGCCTGAGCCTGCGTGCTGTCAGCGCCATATTTCTGCGTGGCAGCGTTAAGCCTCTCCTGCGCGGCCTGCACCTGCACGCCAGCCGCCTTGAATTTCAGCAGCGCGTCCGTGTTCTTCTGCGATGCTTGGGCCACATCCTTCTTAAAGGATTTCAAAGCGTCGGAATTCAGCTCGGCGGCACCGCTGTTGAAGCCGTTCTTGAAGGCGTTGCCGACCTGCTTGCCCTGCTGCGCCCCGTTAAACCCTTTGGAAAAGGCGTTTTTCAGGTCGGAGACTGCTTTGCCGGTTTCTTTCGCCACGTTCTGGCGGAAGCCCTTCATCTGCGGGAAAATGCTCACATGCGCGGAGCCAAGCTCACTACCGCCAGCCATGACAGCCTCCTCTATTCAGTTTTTTCGCGTTTGAAGCCGAAGATGCCGCTCATGGACTCTTCGGCCTCACGACGCTCCTCATCAGTGACCTCGACGTGTTTCGTCCCCGCCTTTTCGGGCGCGAGGTCACCAAGAATCGACGTGCCGCCAGCCTGAATCGCGGTGATGATGGCCGTCGCATCCATCGGCAGCACCATGTGCACCGCGGACATGCCGGTGTAACTGCTCGTGTCGGCGGACAGGCTCTCATAGAGGGCGATGGCGTCCGCGTAGCGGAGCCTGCCGCCCAGATCGGCCTGCAGGCTCCATCCACGAGCAGTGAAGTCAGCTCTTATTCGACTTCCGTCTTTTCCTTGGAGGATTCGGCAGAAGTCGACGATTTTCCCAATTCCACACCCTGGATCTTCGCCAGAATCTCGCCGTAAGCGTTCAGGATGTTGAAGGGGACCATTGCAGGCTCCTTCGACAGCTCCTTTGCCGCATCCTCACCGGCGAAGGCTTCGAGAATGCCCTTGAGCATCTGAATCTGCTCACCATTGGACTGCAGGTCGGACAGGCGGACGAAATCATCAATCGACAGGGCCAGCGGCAGCTTGTACACATGACCCTTGGGAGCCAGGAACCATATTCCATCGCCCTTGATGATGTGCTTCACGTTCATGGCCTCGGCAGACTCCCGCAAGGCCTTCGCTTCGTCTTCGGCGGTCCATGCTTCGAATTCCTCGACGGTCGGCTGCATATTCTTGCTCATTTCTTCCTTCTTTCAAACGGCTAAAAAATTTTTCCTTTGCTTCGCTGGATGAAGAGTAAGATTCCCAGCACATGCGAAGAAAGGAAGAAAGAAACACGCGCTGGGAAGAATCAAAATCAGGCTGCCGGAGTGTAATAGGATTCCAAATACTTGCTGTTGCCGGAATCCACGGCCACGTCCACAATCCATTCGCCGGTCAACTTGACACCGGACACCTCGCCGCGATTATCCTGATCCGGTTCGGCGTTCGTGACCTGCACGACACCAAGACGACGACGATGCACGCCACTTTTATACACGGTTTCCTGATACGCGAACCACTTAGCGTCCTGGACGATGTCCTTGACGTGATACACGCCGTTTGAATCCGGCTTGCCTTTCATGATCTCGCGAGTCAAATCATTGTCCTCGGCGACGGTGAAGCCCAATGTGAGCTTCGGGTCTGCTGCCTGCAGCTTGTATCCCGGCTGGTGGAATTCGGTGGCGTCATCGCCGTCTCGTCCATCCTCGGGAGCCCCATCGGAAGTGATGAGGCCGACATTCTGTCCGACCGTGAAAATCCCGGTCAGTTTGCTCATCGGTTCGGCCACGGTCTTCGCGATCATCGCCGCATTGAGCGACTTGGAGGCGTCATAATGCGCCAGCAGAATCTTGCTGGAAAGCACCACCTTGACAGCGCCAAGGTTGTTGCCGTCTTTATCGGCTGCCATTTTTTGTCCTTTCAAACAAAAAAGGCGCTGAAACACAACGTTTCAACGCCTTGAAAATTCAGAAAAACTTAAATTATTGGAATTGGAATTCCCCGATAGCGGAGAATTCGAGAGCCATGTAATATCGCGCGATGTTCGCGTCCTCGGCCACGGGAAACGGCCCATTGCACTCATCCTCATCAATGCCCGCGATCGGAGAACCGTCAAGCGAGCAAATATCGGGGTCGGTGAGCAAACCGTAGATTCTGGATGCCAAGTCACGGCATGGTTTCGGAGCGGCACGAGCCCCGTAACGCACGGTCACGCCGACGCTCCGGTCGAAGAGCACGCGATTCGATTGCGAGCCGCCATCGTCACGCACCACGACGAGCGGCCGTGAGCCGTCGTAATCGTCCGGCTCACGATTCGAAACGATGATCGTCGGAAAAGACTGCTTAAGCCTGGCACGTAGAAAAGAGCAGATCCACAATTCGATATCCGGTGGCAGGACCATGGTCATGATTTCGCCGCCTTCAACGCCTTGCGGAGATTGCCAGTCTGCGACTCCACGAGCAGGGTCTTCGGATCGGTGCCGACCACCATGCATGTGTTTCGATGCGCGTGCTTGACCTCTTCGATTTGGAGGCCGTCGCGATACGCGCCCGTGTCCACCGGAGCATGCGATTTCGCATATTCGAGCGTCTTTTCGGCGGCACGACGGGTCATGGCCTTGACGCCAGCCGAATTCAGCAGCTCGTCAAAATATTTGTCGTTGAATTTGACCGTCACACCCATCACATCACCCCCTGTACTCGCTTAGTGGAATCTCGACCGTCGGCTGCCACGACGTGAAAGCATTCGCGTCACGGCTCGGATAGCCGCTGACCTCCCAACGTCTGCCGTCATCCGGCAACGCCTGAATCCTGTCACCCGGCATGATGTCGAGAGTCGGATCTGGAGACGTGAGGTAAGCCGTGCTCGTGGTCTGCTCGCGCAGGCCGTCGGGCGTGCGCGTGCTGCTGGAGCTGGCGAGAGCGCCGGCGAAATCCAAAGTTTCCGGATTGGACCAGTCCTCGCCGGTCTGCTCGCCGGAATACGGGTCATCGACTTTCCTCGCGCGCAGTCGCCGCCACTTGGTCGCGCCAGGCATACGCCATCCGCCACCACTGGCATTCATGTCGTCAAGCAGGCTCATGGCAATCCTCCAAGCCTGTAGGGTTTGAGCTTGTCCTTCTCGTCCTGCATGAGCGACACCACGTCGAAACTCGCGCTGGAGCCGTTGGTGGACTGCGAGGTGACGATCCCGATCGGACTCATGCCGGCACGCTTCGCGGCGCTGATGAGCACCTGCTGCACGTCCGGCGCGACGTCGTATCCGGCATGGATCGAATAATGGATGGCCGCAACGCCGACCGGGAAACCACCGGAAAGCGACTCCACAAGACCGGTTTCCGGGTCATAGGCGTAGGCCAGTGGATTGCCCTGACGGTCTGTCAATGATTCGATGCTCGTCACATGACGTGCTGGCAGTCGGATCACCGTGCCGCCACGCGAGTTGATGACGCCGAACAATGCCATGTTCGGCATGACATGCCAGCCACACTCGCGGCGGATGGCCGACTGCGCCGCCCTGAGCCGGAAGGCGGCATCATCCTCGAAAGCCGAAGGGTCGGCAATCATGTCGGGAACCACATTCACGTCAATCATGCCGGCCCCCAGACTCACTCGTCCTTGGCCGCGACATTGGCTGCGGCCTTGGCTGCGGCCTTGCCGAGCGTCACTTTGACGAACGCCTTCGGGTACTTGACCTGCAGGGCGAGACGTTCCTTCACTCGGAACGTGATCTTGTCGTTGGTGAAGTCGTTTTCGTGGCTGTTGGTGGATTCGACGGTCAGACCGCCCTTGCGGTAGATGGTGCCGCCAGCCTTGAACGCGCCGACGAGCACGGTACCCTTGGTCATCGCCTCGGTGACAACGGTGCGCAGTCCCCACAGCGGCGGATTCTGCATGATGCCGCCATTGCCGTACTGTCCGGAGAAGAAACCACCGCCGAAATACTGGCCGTTCGCGTCCTTGGACAGGCGGATGGCCTGATAGTCCGCCGGGTTGATGACCACCGCATCGGCGGAGAAGCCTGTCGCGGTGGCGATATCCGTGGTGGCCGCGAAGATACGGTCCGGATCGGAGTCCGCGGCCTGACCCTTGGACTGGATTTCGCGGGTCAGAATGCCCTTGAGATTCGGGTCGGTGCCATCGCCGGACAGAAGCTGGATCTCCTCCTGCAGCTTCAAATTGTATTGGGCGTGCTGGTTGATTTCGGATACGACGAACGGCAGATCTTCGGCCATGTCGTCGGTGATCTTCCACCATGCGGCGACCTCATGCAGGCTGTCGGACACCCAAGTCGGGTCCGGAAGATGGAGCTGCGGCTTCTGGCCACCCTCGGCGACGGTGGTCGCGTTGCCTTCGAGGGAGCCATAGACCGGGTATTTGATGGTGGTGCCGCTCATGGTGCCGGACGCGAAAAGGTCGGCGATGACGAGCGGACGTTCGTAAGGCCATACGCCGTTCTGGTCGGTTTCGGTAAGGAACGGCGCGTAGGCTCCGGACGCTCCGCCTGTGGCATGAGTGCTAGAAGACGCCTTGAATTCCGGAGTGGAGAACAAGCCTCCCTTGGTGGCGAGCACGCTCAAACCCTTTTCCTGCAGGGACTTGACGTAGAAGTCACCGAGGGTCTTCGCCTCGACGCCCTTATGCTCGGTCTTGGACGCTCCGGCGAGCTTGTCGAGTCCTTCGCCGGCCTCCTTGAACAGGTCGATGCGCTCCTGCAGCTTCTTCGCCTCGGCGTAATGCTGCTTCAGCTCCTCCTGCTCCTTTTCGGTGATGTTATCCATTCCCTTGGCGAGGATGGACTGTGCCGCCTTCTTCTCGGCGGCGAGATTATCCATGAGATTCATGGCACTCCTTTCGGTTAATGTTCCAGCGAGAAGAAGTCGCTGATGGTCTTGTATTCCTCAGCCCACTGCGGGTCAAAGCTTTTCTGGTCTTTCCTCTTCGAATCGTCCGAATCATCGGTGGAAGTGTCTGTGGGGTCGGAGTCATCCGTGTCATCGTCCGGCTTCTTGTCGGCGGAATCGATGCCGTCCAAGACCTCATGCAGACTGTCGAGCGCCGCACGGAGCTTGCTTTCGTTCGAAGCGCTGATCGCGCGTCCGCTCTTCACCTCAAGCACCTCCGCGCCCTGATTCGCGGCCACCTGCACAAGGGAAATCTCAAACAGCTTCAGCTGGCGAATCTCACGGTATCCATCCCACGCGCTCTTGCCGTCCTGCACGAATGCGGTCTCCTCGGCGATGTAGCCGATGCTCATCTGATGGATGAGCCCGCGTTTCAGCAGGTCGTATGCGCGCTTGCCTTCCGGCAGGTCAAGGTCGAGCCGGGCCGTGACCAGCAGGCCATGCTCGTCCTCCACCGCGCTCAACGTCTCGCCGATGATGTCGGTGGGCTTATCGTCCTTGTGCTGCCAGTGGATCGGGATGCCCGCGCCGGTGCCGCCGTAGTCGTTCTCCAATGTTCCGGCGAAAGCACCCTTGACGATCACGTCATCGTACAAGTCCTTGTCCCAGGTGCTGGCGTATCCGCTGAACACGCCCTCGCCTTGACTGTCATCAAGGGATTTCAGTTCGAAGCCCTTGAAATCAAGCCTCATGATGTTTCCTCCTTGGTAAGCGCGTCCCACTCTGCATGGAATTGCGCGTCATACCGGTAAAGCCGTTTGAATTCGGCGAGCATCGCCTTCGCGTCCTCGCCGTTAACCGGATTGTTCTCCTGCGCGTTCTGCGTTCTCCCGCCGTCCTGCGGGCTGGGCTGGCCACCCTCGCTCACGTTCAAAGGCGTGATGAGCTGGTCGCCACCCGGCACGCGAGGCATATCAAGAATCTGACGTGCCTGATTCGTGGTCATGAAAGGCCGTCCGGTTGCCGTGCTGAGCGCCTGATACTGCTCGGAAGTGGTGCCGCGCAGTTTCGCGTCCACGTTCGCCCTGATATAGCAGTCCGGCTCGCCCACAGCCTCCGGAAGGCTGAGATTCAAGGCTTCCTCAAGAGCGACGATGTACGGCATCAGCTCCACATTCCACAGCTGCTCCTTGTAGGCGCTGATATTGGAATTCGTGCCGGTACGAAAGCCGACATTTTCAGGCGAAATCTGGAAAGCATTGCACACCGCGATGTTGATACGGTCACGCGCCTCCAGATCATTCACATCCACCGGCTTGAAGACGTTATCCAGCGGGCGCATCTCCATGCCGTCCTTGAGGACTGGCCAGCCGCCCTCACGCCCGCCATTCTGGATGAAATTACGCAATCCATTGGTGAAATCGTCGTAATCCTCCTGCGACAGCCACGGCATCTCCTTCGGCCTGTAGACGTAGCCTCCGGCCTGCATGCCGTTCTTGGCGATATTGCGCCGATAGGAAGCCATCGCCTTCGCCTCGGCCAATAATGGCCGGAGCACGTTGGTCACGCTGTCACCGAACTGGAAGCCGGAAATGAAGCCGACGTCCAAATGCACGCGAGGATCAGGCAGATCAAAATGCATGGCCTGCTGACTGTCCATCGTCAGCAGATTCACGCCGGTAATCTCACCGAAAGCGTTACCCGACAATTGATAGCAGTCAGACGGTATGCGACGGAGCGTGAAACGGCCACCGTTCACGCCCAGAAGCATGAGCCACCGGTCATCGAGCAGCATGTCACGAAGAAGCATGCTGATGAAACGGTAGCGGGTCATTCCAGGAAGAGGAGAAGGCCGCTTCATCAAAGCGGCAAGAGCGCCGTCTGTGACTTCCTCGGCCTCCCCGTCCGCATTCTTTCGATACACTTTGAACGGCAATGACGCGATGTTGCGGGTGATGAAGTCCACCACGACACGAACCGCGTACTCCCTGCAGTAGGCGCCGGAGGCATAGCCGTAGAAGTCAGCGTCTGACGGCCAGCTATCACCGTTGACGAGTGGAATGCTGGTCGCCGGCGTCGGATGTGCGTCTGTCTCGGCCATCTTCATGCCGACGATCGCGGCATTATTGTGGAGGAGCCGGTCAAGGAATCCCATCAATACTCCCCTCTTTGTGAAGAATCTAGAATCTGACCCTCACGCCTTGCGAGGGCTCGTATTTCGGTTTAAGCACTTCAGCCTGCATGGTCTCCAACGCGTAAAGCGCCTGCGATTCGGCAACCAAGCCGGAAATCTGCAATGCTGATTTCGTCCTGTCCCACACCTCGACCTCGCCAAGACGCCGGGACACGGCCACACTCACCTGCTGTTCGATGGCGGGCTGCGGAAGATGCCGCAGCTTGCCCTCACGCACACGATCATGGAAACGACCGCAACACGCGCCCAACCGGAAGCCTTCGATGAGATGCACCGTCCATCCTTTTTCAGTCAACGGGTCGATGAAGTCCACGGCAGGACAGCCCTTGCCCTGCACGGCGATCTCCGTGACATGCGGCCAACGCTCCTGCAAAAGGTCGAGATAATGCGGCACCCACAGCATGCCGTCACGACGAGCTATCAACTCCACATGCGGCAAACCGTCCGAACGCATGCCGGCAGCGGCCACATACGTTGTCTTACGGTCAGCCGACGTGTCCACAGACAGCACCACTCGATTCTCATTCGGAATCGTGGAACGCGAGTCGATTCCGCTGGCCCACATTTTCGGATTGATGAAAGGAATGATGTCAGCCGTGACCCACTGGCACAGGACCTCGGTACGGAACGCAGCCTCGGTCATGCCGTCAATATCGGACCGAACCGACATGACGGTCATCGGCCCATAGCCGAGCGACGGATTCGCCTGGCGAATAGCGTCGGCATCATCCACCGGACACTTGTCCCGAGCAGACCATTCGAAATATCCGAAAGAGCCATCCCGCTCACCGGACAGGAACACGGCAGCCGGATCGCCACCGTCGGCGCTCAGACGAGTCCACTCGTCAACAAGCTTGCGGCCTTTGTCCACCTGCTTGCGAAGCGCGACGCTGCGATAATCGCCCGCGTTCGAAATGCCCCATAATTGGCTCGACCAGACCGCCTTCGTGGTCTGACTGACGGCATTCCAGCCATCGTCATTATGCTGTTCACGCAACTCGTCGAACACGACGCGGGCAGCGCTCTTCGCGCGGATATTCTTATCCGCACGGACGATATACCGGGCTTTCGAGCGGGTGATGATCGCCTCCTCGCCGTTAGTGTTGACGAATTTCTGCGTCATCGCGGCGAGATCCGGAATCACCAGATCCGCTTCCTCATCAGTCGAAGGCTGAGGATTGCACCACTCCTTGACCTGATTGTACGGCCCCTTGGCATTGTCCAACGTCTGCGCGGCACCAACCACCAGGAATTTGACGGGCGGCACTCGGTCGGGATGCTTGTTGGAATCCACGAAAAGCCACCATGCGGCCAAAACGCCCATCAGCGTGGTCTTGCCGTTCTGTCTGGCCACAAGCACGATGACCTTGCGGAAGCGATAACTGCCATCCTCAAGTAATTCAAGCGCATGCACTAAAAGCCATTGCTGCCACGGGTAAAGGTGGACGTGCAGCATGATTTCCGCGAACGCGATCACAGCGAAACCATTGCTTGTCTCCTTGGTCAACGGCCTGAGCGGCGGCGTGAAGATACGCGGCAAGGTCGCACCATGATTCTCATCGTCGATGGCACCGAAAACCGTAAGATTCTCAGACGCCATCGGACACCACCTCTCAGCCGAAACGCTTCATGAACTCATCCATCGCGATAACCTTGCCGCTCTTCGACTCCTCGGCCTTCGGCTCAGGCTTCGCTTTCGCGGGACGCCCAACCTTGGCGGGCTCCACCAACGTCAAACCAAGCGACTGACAGTATTTCAAAAACGTCGGAACCGACACATTGTCCAATTTCCCATTCTCATCGATGAAACCAGTCTCGCAAACCGAATCAATCCGAGCAGCGAGAATACGCGCAGCAGCCACGACAGCCGCATTCTCAGCACGCAACGACTTCGCATTACGCAAAGACCTCTCCAACGCATCAGCCACGGACTCATGCGGAAAACGACGCTCGGAAACACCCTTCTTAACCGTCATAGAGCCTCCTTCGCGCGCGACCCATCAACAAAAAACATCATCGGGGAGAGGAAGAGCAACCACGCGGGCAGTGGGTCGGCTCGGGGTGGTTTTCAGGATTTCACCGCCCCTACCTCGTCGGGGTTGGTTTCGAATGCTGTTTTGAATGCTTTGATTGCGTTCGTGAATCGTGTGATGAGTTCGTCTGTGCTTGGTGGTTTTGGAGTGATGAGTGTGGTGTATGTGTCTCCGACCGTGAAGGTGTTGACCTCGTTGTGGGTCACTTTGACTGGGATGTTGACGGTGAATGAGCTGATTGGGAATGTCTTGTCGTTGATTGTGGCGGTGAGCTCTAGTGTGACTGGCTGCTGTGGCATCATTGCCTCCTTGCTCATGCTGTCTTTATCCATTGTCGGCTTAGTGTGCCGATTGGTGTTGGTGGGTCTTGGTTGCTTCTGAGTCTGTTGCAGCTGGTGTGGCTTGGCTTGAAGCCTGCCGGGTCGAACTGCAGCTCGGGGTGCTTCGAGACGGGATAGAGGTGATCGAGATTGAATGAATCATCAGTGGTGTTCTTCGTCGCCTCGTAGTCTATCGGCATTCCGCAGAGCCAGCAGACCGCATGCCGTGCTTTGCACTCCGCGAAGAATGCGGCCTTGTCTTTCTCGAATTGGCGGCTGGTCTTGCGGACTCTTGGCATGTGTCACCGCCTTGTAAGTGCTTCGTGCCGGAGTCGGACCGGCGTGAGATGGAATGCGTCGTTGTTGTCATTATGGGTGCGTGGGGCGTCCGTTGGTATTTGCGCTATTTCCGCCTGCTCTGCCGTTGAGCTATCGAAGCTGGATATGAAAAATGGTCCAAACCATTTTCTGGCTGGACCATTTCATTTTACAAACATACGACAGTATAGCATTTCAACGGTGACAGTCAAGTTGTGCGGCCAACTCGCCGAGGTTGAACGTGTACTGCCGCTTGTGTTCCGTCGGCGTGGCGTGCGACAGTTTGCCGCGTCTGAGCCATTGGCTGATGAGATTGCGTGATACGGTCAAGCCGTATCGTTTCAGCTCTTTGGCCGCATCGCTGGGTGTGCCGGTGATTAGCACTTGCCACAATCTTTCGTCTCGGGCCGCTTTGATTGATGGCGCAGCCCATTCACGGTGGCAGCCTTGGCATGTGACCGATTCGGCTTCCGGCGTGCCGGTGAGCATGCTGTCGCATTTTGGGCAAGTGCCGAGGATTATGAGCTCTTCTTCTGGCGTCAATGCTTGTTCGTTGCGTCGGACGATGTGCTGCAGATTCGTGTAGTCGTCTGCCGCTGTGCTCATGTTGAGGACGGTGTGCCGGTTGCTGATGATGGCGCACCATGCTTTCCGCCAGCGGTAATCCGCGTATTGCGGCCTGATTTTGCCTGCCTGTTCGGCGAGCCATGCTTCCGATTCTGCGATGAGAGCCTGTGCGTGGACGTCGATGGGCAGTGGCGCGTTGCCTTTGCTTGGCGTGTGGCCTGTGGGGCCGATGTGCGCCTGTCGGAGCATGATGCTTCGCAGGGCGGGCAGTTGGACGTGGCCGAGCTGGTGAATCATGGTCCAGTAGTCTGTGCGGCAGTCCGGGCAGAGCATGTTCGCCGCCGCCGGTTTCATGGGCTTGTGGCAGTGATGGCAGTCGGTCAAAGTCTGGCCTCCTTGTCGTGCTGGTGGATGATCGCTGCGACTTCCGCTTTCGGCACTTGCGGCACGAGTGGCGCGATCTCGTCGAGCGCATAGCCGGCCTGATGCCACTTGATGATCATGTTTTCGAGTATTTTCTTCATTTGTATTCCTCCACTGTGTTGCATCCGATGTATGAGCCTCGGTCTTTGAGGCATGCCCACGTCACGTCTCCCGTCTTGACTGTCTCCATTTGAAAATCGTGGTGGGTGGCCGTATACCAGTGCGCATAGATGCTTAATCCCATCAGGACCACCAGCGCGACAATCAGAATTTTCCTGACCTTGTCCAATCCGCCCATCATTCACCGTCCTTTTCGATTTCGATGATCTCCTTGTATGGGTTTTCGCTTGTATATTGCGGAAAATCGCATTCCTGGTCTTTCCATCCCGCGGCGTAGCCTTCTCGCCATGCCTTGCGGCGTTCGTGTTCCAACTGTTCCAGGCTGCACATGGTTACCTGTTCGTTGTGTCTCATGATTTCTCCTTGTTGAGTTGTTTCGCCATCTGGCAGGCTTGTTGGTCTGGTGTGGCGGTTTCCTTGTTGCGTCCGAGCGCCTGTAGCACGTGTTCGCATTGCCATGTGTGCACGTGGCGTTTCGAGGGTGGTATGCCGCTCATGTTGGCTCTTCGTTGGCACCAGCTTTTCCACAGGCGCGTCCAATCACCGATGGCGCGTGTTTCGCCATAATGTCGGCTTACGAACGTGTTCCAAGCGTCGGTAACGTCAAGATTCGCGTATTCCGAAGCTATGGTTCTGTCGGTCGCGTCTTTTTCGGCCATGTCGGCGTATTCGGTCGGGCTGATTTCTTTGGAGAAAGAAGAAGAATATTCTTCTTTCTCTTTCTTTTGGGTTCTGGTGTTCTGGTGTTCTGGTGTTTGTCCCGATGTCACACGCATGTCACGCTGTGACACTGCTGTGACAGTGCTGTGACATCGGGATTTGCTTTTGCGTTCCTTGGCGTCGGCGCGGGCGTGCAATACCTGCTCTTTGGTGCGATTGTGGGCGGTGTAGTCGTGGATCAGCCAGCCTTCGTCAACCGCTTCGAGCATTCCGACATCGCACAGTGCGTTGACCTGCTCGCCCGTGGCGCCGATGACATAGAGCATGGCGCGGCGCGGCACGAATCCGTCCGTGAGATGGTCGCCGCAATACGTCAAAGCCATGCAAAAGACTCCAACAGCGTCCATGCGTCCGCTGCGGGCCAGTTCCTGCACCTTCTCGTTAGCGTAGAATCCGTTCACGAGCTGGATGTAGCCGCGTCTGGCCATCACATACTCCCGAATCGCTTGTAGAATTCGTCGTCGGTCATGTCATACAGCGGATCCATGCCTGTCGACTTGCGCGCGGCAAGCCTGTAGCCACAGTATGGGCAGGTCACGTAATATGTGCCGACAACCTCGCCGCAGTGCGCGCACTCCACGTATCTGATGGTCATGATCTGGCCTCGTGCTTCCTGATGATTTTCTCCAGTCCTCTGATGCATGCCGCTGTGGCCGCTTTGGCGCCGGTCATGATGTCGCTGGCGAAGAGGCGCTGCTTAGAGAGGAGATTCATGCTGCTCGCCATTTCGTCGATGTAGTCGTTCAGTTCCTCGACCGGTACGCCGTTGACTGGGTATTCGCTCAGGTGCATGGTTTCCTTGTCGAGGATGATGGTGAGCTTGTCCGGTGTCTCCTCGATGGCGATGGCTTCGGCGCGGTCGATGGTCACCTCCATCGCGTGCCGGTATGTCAATGATTCCCTGATGATCATTCAGTCACCGCCCTCCGTGCCAGTGCGAGTAGTTCCTTGGCCTGTCTGATATATTCCGCATGGAAGCCGGGAATCTCACCGGCATAATTCCATGCGTCATCCTCGTCTTTCGCCTCGTAGCTATCGACGCCATCCCATTTGCAGCTGTTCCAGCAAAGCCGTTTCGCCACGGCCTCAATCTCAACGGCAGTTGGTGGAGCGGAACGTCCGGCCATGTACGCTGTACCGGCAAGCTCCCGAACCGTTTGAAAAGTCAAATCATCATCCATGCCACGCTCGTAAGCGTTGGCCTCGTCAAGCATGATGCTCAAATTAGTCCTCTTTCCGTTCGCTTTGACCATGGCCCACAGGATTTCGCTTGCCGGACGCCTCCGGTATGACAGGTCGTTGTATGACTGCACATGGCCGAGAATCAGTTTCGAGCCGGTCGAATCCGGTGTCAGGATCGCGTTCACTCGCGGCGGCACCATCTTCTGCCATACGATCTCGTCGCACAGTTCCTTCGTGCAGACCAGATAGTTCTGGTCGCCATAAAAGGTCAGGCCGTTGCCGCTCGTGAAGTCAGCCATGCATGACTTGACCTCGTAGAATCCGAAGCAGCCTTTCTCCACGCTTGCGGGCACCGGTTCGCCGTTGACATTCAATGGCTTGAAGCCAACGTAGTCCACTCGCCGCGCTTCAGGCGTGTTCCGGTCGAAGTTGACCTCGCTCGCCCAAAAAGCGGTCTGATTCCTCAGACGCTTCTCCACCAGCTCGGACAGCATGGCGGTGGTTTCAGCCCTGCTCATTCCGTGTCCTTCCAATGGTTTTCACGCCAGTCGGCGATTCTCTGACGGTCTTCGTCGGACAACCCGAAATGGCATTTGAACATGATGCGGGAGAGCGCGAAAGTGTAACCACGGCTCCAAGCCCCCGGCCAGTCATACGTGTTGTGGTGCTCCAGGAGGTAACGGCAGTAATCATGCAGTTCGTCAATCGTCATTTCGCATCCTCGCTTTTGATTAGGCACCTCGGAAGGCATGGAGCCGGAATAGCCGAGCAGGTGGGTGCAGTAGTCGATGATATGGCCGTAAGCTCTCAGTCCCGCGCACAAAATCATCCTGTCGTCGTGATTATGATTCGTGGTGCGCGTGTACATGATGCGGCAATCTTTGCGTTTCGATTTGCAGTAGTCGATGACCTGTTGTAGCGTCTTGTCTTTCTGGGTGACGTTGGTAGCCATCATTCCTCCGCGTCCGGGCCGAGCGGCAATCCACTGTTGAGCATCAGTGCGAACTCCTGCAACGTGATTAGACACATGGTTTTCTTCCTTCCCAATGGTTCGAGTTTGATTCGCGCGCGCAATGCCGATGGTGAGAGCCTGAGCATCGCGTCCATCACTTCGGTGGTGGTGTAGGCGTGCTGTTGTCCGAGCTTGTGCATGGACGTGAGTCCCACGCCTGCCTTCTTCTGGATGACCCACGGGTAGAGCGAGTCCATGTTTCCGGCTTCTCGGATGGCTTCGCGCATATGCTGCGGCGCGTCCATGGTCTGAGTCCATTTCACTTCGATGCAGACGGGCTGGCCGTGCCAGTACACGTTGCCAATATCCCCTACATCCTTGTTTCCGTGGAGTCGCAATCGTTGGATGCGCATGTCCCCCAATGCCCACTGCAAGTAGGATTCGACGGCGGTTTCCATGCGCGTGCCGTTGTCCTTCGCGGTCTTGCGACTGCGCTTGCGTTGCTTGCCGCTCATTGGTCGGCCTCCTCTTCCTCGGCTTCGATTTCGCATTCGGGGCATGGGATGGGGCGCGCCGGATACAACGCGCACCCATGCTTCGGACATGTGGGTTCCACATCCGGTGGCTCTATCCATTCGCGCATCAGAAGTCAGGCTCTCCGGCTGGCGCACTCCACGGATCATCGGCAGGAGCCTGCGACTGCTGTTGTGCCTGCTGCGGCTGCTGATAGCCGCCACCGTTGGCGTTGCCGCCCTGGTATCCGCCTGACTGCATCTTCTGCACCTGAGCCGTCGCATAACGCAGGGACGGACCGATCTCGTCCACCTGCAACTCGATGACCGTGCGGTTGGAGCCGTCCTGCGCCTGATAGGAACGCTGCTGCAAACGACCCTGCGCGATCACACGCATGCCCTTGCCCAGGCTCTGCGCGCAATGAGTGGCGAGGTCACGCCAAGCGGAGCAGCGGAGGAACAACGCATCCCCGTCAATCCACTGGTTCGACTGCTTGTCGAAAACGCGCGGTGTGGCCGCGATGCTGAAATTCGCCACCGTGCCGCCATTGCGGGTCGTGCGCAATTCCGGATCTGCGGTCAGATTGCCGACGATTGTGATAACGGTTTCTCCGGCCATCAGAAGTCCTCCTCTTCCTCGGTAAGCGGCGTGATGAAACGAAACGGCATTTTTTCAGTCGGATCGCAGTCATTCACGAGAGACTCCCAAGTCCTGCCTAGGCCCAAATCGAGGGTTCCTGCGTCATAGTCGAAGAAAAGCTGCTTCCACACATCGGCGCAGTGCACCCATAATTCGCCTTGCGCGTCACGGTAGATGCCGTCCTCGTCGGGCTCGGCATCGACAAGCTGCCTCAGACAATCATCTTCAAACATGCGCGCCACCCTGAGCCGATTTACGATCATCGTGGCATCGGTCTTCTCCACTGCCATCACTCGGCCTCCTTGACATCATCCACATTCTCGACTTCGCCGTCCGGCTCCATGACTTCGGCGGTCACGTCATCGGCTTCGTCGGCGCTATCGTCATCGAGCACCGGTTGAAACACGTCACCGTAGTCAGGCGTGATGTCATCGGCGGCGACGGCGGTCTGCGCCTGCACGGTCAAAGGCAGGTACGGGGCGGCACGACGGATGGCGGTCTTCTTCGCCATGGCCTCGTAATCGGTCTTCCACGGGCCGAAATTGCCGCTCTTGCTGCGCGCCCTCGCCTGCTCGATCTCCTGACGGTTAAGGACGAGAAAGTAGTGTCCGCCGTCCTTGAAATGCGCGACCATGTACACGTGGGTCAGTTCGCCGGGGTTGGCGCATGGCACGTGGTGCAGCTCCTCGTTGAGACCGTACGAGTATGAGAATTCGTCTCCCTGGTGTACGGCTCGGGCGCTGATGTCCACGAGCTGGCCGCTACGTCGCGCCAAGTCGATCATGCCACGGTAGCCCATGATGAACGTGGCTTCCATTCCGCCGGATTTCTTGTTGTAGAAGGGAAGCACGTAGGCTCGTCCCAATCCGTCCACGTTGGACGGTTCCAATCCGAGCGCGCTGCAGGTCATGAAGCATGAGAGCACGCTTTGCGGCGAGCATTCCGCGAGTTTCGGCGTCTTGTTGATCGCGGACACGCACATCTGGTAGAGGCGGTCTGGGCTGATGTTGTTGCCGACCACGCTGGCGATACGCGGCCAGCTCTTCTTCATCAGCATCTGGAGGTTCTTCTTCGGCGTCATCTCGACCATCTGTCGGCCCTGTGCCTGCTGTGCGATCTGTCCCATGATTATTGCTCCTTTTCTTCGATGGATTTGAATGCGAATTTGCGGTATGTGGTGGCTTTGACGACGTATTCTTTGCGGGTCGTCGGCTTGTAGGTGGCTTGGAGGTTGCCGCAGCGCACGCCCGTATGCGAGCCGATGCGCACGATGATCTGTTCCTGCAATTCCTTCTGCTCGTTTTTCAGCTCATTCGCGCGGTTGGCCGTGCTCTCGTATCTTGCGAGCAGGTCGTAGAGGTCGTCATCGGCGCTTTCGTCCACGATGTCCGGCGTTGGTTCCGGGAACGCCTTCTGCACGTCCGCACCGGTCAATTGCGGTGGAGTGCCAGAAGTGACGAAACGCCAGAAGTCGGCTGCGGCCTTGTCGATCGCGGCCATATCCTCCACGTCGGCTTCGAACGGGATCTCCACCGGCTCGTCGTCTCCGATGGCCGCGTACACATAGCCCCACGTCCATCCCGTTACAAGCGCGTAGAACTCGACCTGAACCAAGTAGTATGGCGGAATTCGGAGGTTGCCATCCTCGTCATGCCAGTCCCCCGCCCGACGATTGCCGGCCGTCTTAATCTCAAGGATTCCGAAGCTCCCGTCCTCCCCCTGCAGGATGCCGTCAAGGGAAGCCCTCAGATAGGGCTTTTCGCGGCTGATGAACTGCTTGTCGGTACCGTCCGTGACGAGCATTTCCGGATGATTGGCGCGGAATCGTTTCCGTAGCTCGTTTTCCAAGGCATTGCCCTTGACGATTGCCCACTTGTCGGAGATGTCCTCCGGTTCCACGCGGCCGGTCTTCTCAAGCCACAAATCATATGGTGTCTTGAAGGAATTCAGGCCGAGGATCGTGCTCATGTCAGACCCGCCCACACCAGCCTTACGGCTCTTCAACCACGCGAGATGACGTTCCGTCTTCTTGCACTGCCTGAACCGTTCGACCGTGTAGCGTTCCGTGTCCTTGAGTGGGATGCGTTTCATGCCTTCGTCACTTTCGCTTCCTGGACTTCAGCATCGAAAAAATCGATAATGAGATCGCAGATGGCGGGCACCGACGTTTTGAGCTGGGTTTTTTCCTCTTCGTTTTCGGCTTTGAGGGTGAAAACGCCATCCTTACTGTTGAAATTGAGTCTCATTTCGCCATGTCCTTGCTGTAGTTGGCTTTGATGTCCATGAGTTCGCCGTTCATGAGTTTTGTGGCGAATCCGTAGACGACTTTGTCGTTGGCTTGGTATGCGGCGCGTTGCAGTGCGGAGATGGAGTCGTAGATGCCGACCAGCGCGTTTGCGATGATGGCGCGTGGATTCTCGCACTGTTTTTCCGGTACCACTTCCGTGGTGGTGATGTCGCGCGGGGTGAGTTTCGTTGCAGTGATGGTGCCCGCTGTGATTTTCTGTGTGGTTGTCTGGCTCATTGGTTCCTCCTTGTTGACGACTGGTTTCGATGTGACGGCCATGATGGCCTCCTTCTTCTTTCCGGTTGTGTTGGTTTTCCGTGTCTTGCGTGGTGAACGCTTGTCGTAGGCCGGCAATAGTCCTTCCTTGCGGAGTTGTCCGAGAATGTTGCCGACCGTTTTTTGGCTCATGCCGAGCGCTTCGGCTGTTTCCTTGCCGTCGAACGGTAGGCCTTGGTCGATGCGGTTTTGGCAGTGCGCGAGGATGAGGTCGCGTTTCGACGGTTCCGCCGGTTTCTCCGGCAGACCCTGCGTGAGGAGTCCGGCCTTGCGCAACGCCCGCATTTCGTGGATATTGAGTCCCGCTTCGCCCGATTCGTCGTAGATTTTCTTCAGTTCGGCGAGCTCGTCGGCTGTGTATTCGTGTTTCAACGTGTTCCTTTCCTGAGTCTTTCGATGAGCGCGTGGTTTGCGTGGATGAAAGCGTCCACGTCGATTCCCTGCTGTGTGAGGGTCGGTTTGCCGGTGTCGAAGCGCGCTTTCCCGTCGTTTGTGACGTTTGGGTGGCTTTTAATCCGCGTGCCGGGATGAGCATGCCGTTTTTTCATCTCGCCACCGTCCTTCGGTATTTGTGTGCCAAGGCCCACTGTTCCGCGGTTTGACGTTGGTAGCGGACTTTGCGCCTGTCCTGATGGCCTTCGGGCGGTTCCACGCCGATTTTCACGTATGGCGGGCCCTTGCCGGTACTCCGCCAGTTGGCAAGGGTGCGCACGCTCATGCCGAGCATGACGGCCAATTCAGATGGCGTGAGCAGATCGGTCATGACCTGCCGTCCTGAAGATCTCCACCGGGGTTGATGTTGAGGCCGTCGAGTATTTCCACGGCGTCGCCGCCGGCACGTTCGATGTGCCTTTTGAGCGCAATGTCGATGGCCTGGCATGCGGTTCGGGCGGCAAGCGCGGTGCATTCGCCGAGTCTGTCGCCGGGCAGTTTGACGCTGATCAGGCCGCCGTCCAGCGGCATGTCGAGTGTGCAGATGGGTGCGGGGGCGGATTCCGGGTTGTAGGGGTCGATGTCGACGCAGAGCGCCCATGTTGCCACCTGTGGTTTGTTTTCGTTCATGATGTGGTTTCCTTTGCTTATTGACGTTGTGTGCCCCACCCTGACGAGTGGATGGGGCTGAGTGGCTGGCATCGGAGTCGAACCGATGCCGTCCTTGGATTCCTGAACGCCCCTTTGACTGTTGGAACAACGACCTGAACGTGTTCGCGGCCGGTGGCGCGGCCGACGGCGATGGAAGCCGTCAGGCGGACTTGAAAGGGTTTGCAAGCACCGGAATGCCTGCGTTTTTTTTGATAGAGAGAAGAAGATTGGAATCCGTGGACGGGCGAACCATCGCCCAACCGAGTGCGCCGACAGTGTATGTGAAGCAAGATGTGGTCGGCGCGTGGATAATAATCGATATTCAGTTATGGTTCCCGCCAGCCGACATGGTGAACGTGGATGTCCGCAGAAACGTCCCTAATTTGGTTTGTTTTTGTTGGACTGTCGGCTGGTGGGAAGTCTTTAGTCGCGTGGGGCGAACCGCACGGTCAGCCATAGGCCGGTCAGCAGGTAGATGACGCTCACGAGGATGGTGGCGGACTGCGAGTCCGCCGTCCGCCAAGTGAACAGCAACGTTGCCGACGCGGTGCAGGCGATGATGGCAAGCAGGGTCTTGATGCGGCGGAGCGTGTAGTTCGGCTTCCTGGCTTCGGGTTTGCTGTCGTGGCTGGTCATTTGCTTGCCTCCATTTCCTTGAGGATTCGATTGCATTCGCGGCGGACGCGTTGCACTTCGGTCTTGGTGAGTTTGAAGTAGTATTGGCCGGTCGAGGTGTGGAAGCTCATTCGCGACATCGGCCTGCCGTCCTGGGCGGTGAAGGACTGCATCTCGAATCCGCCGTCGTCCATCCAGCTCATCTTGTTGCTCCGATCTTGTTGGAGAGGTTGTAGGCGATGTCTTCGATTTCCGCTGACGTGAAGTCCGCGAGGGTGATGTCTTGGATGCCATCCACGAGGCTGGCGCTGCCATCCTCGTGAAGGCGGATGTAAAAGCCGCTTGATGCGAGCAGCAGGCATCCGGTCTCGTGGAGCGTCGGCGGTGCCGGTGGGTTAAGGAGCTGGCTCATGTTCGGTTTCCTTAGGCTTTGAATTGTTTGATGCTGTCGATTGGTTGAAGCAGCACTGCAGTGAATTGGAAGAGGGTCATTCCAAACATGTCGGCGATTTTTTCCAGATCGCTTACGGTGAGGTCTTTCTTGCCGGTGAGTTTTTTGTTCGCCAGCGGCCTTTCGCATCCAATCGCTTTGGCTATGTCTTCTTGCGTCATGCCCCTTCGAGCCATCTCCCCTCGGATGTTGGCTCTCATGAGTTCCGTTTCGCTTGTCACCCAACCTCCTTTCTCGTTTCGCTGCTGATTACAGATAGTACTTATTTGGATACTCTTACGAGAGTACTTAATTGATTACTTTACAAAAAGTACACAATTGGGTATTATGGAGCCATGGGAACAAGAGCTAACACCGACGTTACCGACGGAGCGCGGAGCGTCATGGAATACTGCAAAGCACTGCAATCCAGGAGCGGTATGACCGCTACGGATTTCGCCGCGAAGTGTGGATTCAGCCGCAACTATTGGTTCGTCCGCGCCCGGTTCGACGCGCCCTTGACGGTATCGGACTGCGAGCGAATCGCCAAGACATGCGGGATGACATTGCGTCAGCTATTCGCAAACGCGCTGGCGGAACAGGAAGAAAAAAGAACCGCCGAAACCCTCAACAAGCTGCAGAGGGGCGACGTGGCCCTTGCGGCGTATCGGGCCGCTGGCAAGCAGGAGGCCATCAATGGAGAGGCTGGGCCGGATTACGACGAGCCTGCCTGACCTGCCGATCGACCGGCGCATGACCTACGGCGCCATGCGCCGCGCCATCATCGGACTGCCCGTCACCGTGTCCAGCGCCATCCTGCCGGACGGACTATGGGGCTGCTACGACGCCGCGACCGAGGTGATACTGATCGACCGCAGGCTCACGTACACGGCGAAGCGCTGCACTTTGGTGCACGAGCTCTTGCATTGGCGGCACGGCGACACGTCATGCGACCATGTGGCACAGAGTCGCGAGGAGCATAGGGCGAGACGCGAAACCGCCTTGACGCTGATAGACCCACTCCGCTACGGCATGCTGGAACAAATGTACGAAGGGAATTCGTGGAACATCTCCCAGGAACTGGAGGTGACCCAGCAGGTGCTCGGAGACTTCCGACTGGCAATGTCTGAGCGAGTCTGCATCATTTGAGCAATAGAATCAAAGAGAAAAAGAAGGGAACAATCATGGCGAAGAGACCACAGCCTGCACCGGACGCGATCTACACGTGCGAAAGGCTTGACGATCCGCTGTTTATGGGTATCCGCCTGTATGCCAATCGCTTGGAATTGGATGTCTGCACGACGTACCTGCACCGGTATAAGAAGACCGAAGCATACCAGGTGAGCGACCTGCAAGGAGTGACGATCAAGAAGCGCACCGTCACATGGAAATACAGTGCGTTGCGCTCACTGCCACTGAAATTCAAGAAAGCCGAGGACGCGCAGGAATTCTACAATGCCGTGAACAGCCTCTAAAAACATTAAGCCCCACAGATTGTGGGGCTTTTATATTAGGTATGTAAAATAAGTGGTTGGAAATTGGTAAATATCTGGTTGGACAATCAAGATGATGCCCGCCGAATCCCAACCACTAATTTAACGAATATTATCTCTAAAAATCCAACCACTTTTTTAACGATAGGAGATTCGGCTTAGCGGTCTGAAATCCGTCACACCTCGACGGTCGATCCCTGTCTTGATGCCTCTTTCGCAATCCCGTTCGGGATCTTCTTCAAGGAACGAGACGACGCCCTTGGCCATGCGAGAGATGAGGCCTTCGAGCTTGATAACGCAGTCGTATGCGCAGGCCTTCAAGTTTTCCGCACCAACTCCGGTATGGCCATAGCTCGCGACGATTCCGCACTCGTCGCCTTGGACGCATACCCCGATGACTTTGTAGGGGCTGTAATCCTTTCCTTTGCCCTCGATGACCGAGGACCCCGCATGGACCACTGCACAGCGCAGCTGGTAGAGGTCTGAGGCGGTGAATGCACCTCGCGCCGTTATGCCGTTGAGCTCATCGCTAATCTCGTCTTGGCTCTTCTCGTCTTTTCGCTCAGCGTTCATCTTCTCGCCGGCATTTGGAAGATCCAGGTATTTCATGCACCAATCGGTGTACTTCATGCCGACGGCTTTTGCGCAGACGTCGGGTATAGTCACGACGAGGCTCAGCGCTGCAAGCAAAAGCCCTGCGTCGAAGGCTATCTCGCATTCTTCCACGAGCCTGCTGGGCGTGCGATGAATCACGGTCGGGTAGCCGTATTCGTTGACGGCGCTTTCCAGGCCACCTGAAGGCGCAGGCCTCCAGGCTGCAATTTCGTCGAGTCTCGCATTCATAGGATCTCCCCTTCCTTCTCTCTGCTTCAAGCTACCGCAGATGGGGATTGGACATGCTGATTTTTTTCTTTTTGGCACATTCCCCTTATAAAAAGAATGTTAAGAACTGGTACGTCTTATATATGTATAACGCTGGTAATACCGTAGCAGCGGGTTCCTGTTACTTTCGTTATATTCGTTGTATAAATTTGATTATACACTTGAGTGGTGCTATAGTTCAAAACATTAAATAAAAGCCCACGCGGTTGGTCAGAACCACGCGGGCGGGGAAAACCTAGGACGATTCTCCGTGCACCAGAATACCGCGAGGCATGGAGGGAAAGACGATGAAACCAATGGGATACAAGAACACCGACGCCTTCTACGAGCTCGCCAGCAAAGGACGCCTCGCATACCAGCGAGGCGACAACATCGGAGTCTACGCCATGGCGCAACTCGTACTCGCATACATGTGCGACCAAACCTACGACTGGGACCGCGAACGCAACCAGCCGCCTGAGAAGCTGCGCAAGGTCAACGCGCCATGCCGCTACTACACGCTCGGCTGGCGCTCATTCTCCGACGATCATGGAATGGTCATGCTCACTCCGGAGCAAGCCATGAGCGAAGACGCCGACAAAATCATGCGCAAGCGCGAACTCAACGCAAAGAAGCAATTCAGCGACGCCGCCGTATGGCTACAGGAGCGTGGCGTGATCAAGAAGCTGGAACCCGCTTCGCTCGGCAAGAACGCGGGCTTCCTCCTCCTGCTTGGCGACGACGAGGAGAATCTGGCGGTGGAACGGTGGGCGCGCCAATGCCTCAACCTGCCGATGGTCTGGTAAACCTAGCGGCCGACGCATGGAACCGACAGCACAATCGGCCACGTGAGATTAACCCCGAAAAACTTCATGACAGTGAGACCGATAGCCCAGAGAATCAGGAGAGCAAGCAGCGCGGTAAACACGAACTCGCCAATCATGCACACTCTTCTGAACCTGGGATGACTTTCAGAGAAAAGCCGCATACGCTCACCCCTTGCCTTGTCAAGATACATGGAAGTGGCACAAACGTTGAACAATCTCATAAACGGGTGGAAACGCAGCACCTTTGAGATCAGACGCCCCAGCTCATCCGGATCCTTCGACCGGGACACATCGGACTCCGACGCAAGTGGATCACGCTCATTCTGCAAACCCTTCGCCTGCTCGTCCAAATCCGAAGGAAGCCGTATGTCACTCTTACTGAAATCATATTGCCTATCGGCATAATCGGAATCGTCCACTTCCCCACGCATCCGCAACCTACTGCCTACGCAAATTATCTAAACGCATTTTCATGGCACTAACGGACACGTCGAACAGACGCGCCATCTCCTGCACGCTCTTCCCTTCGGATTTGAACTCCCTGACCTTCGTCTCAGGCATGAGAATCGCGCCTGCGAACTCGTCGGCGAAGAACTCGTGCGGGAAGTAATCGTTCTCCCTGCGACCACCCATACGAACTTCCCTGAATCCATATTCATTGTCTTTAGCCAGGACGGTACGCTCTATGAAATGCCCGAGTTCATGAGCGAGCGTGAATCGACGGCGCACAGCAGGCTCGTCACTGTCGATGAAAGCCCTCGCGTTCTTCTCCGTGGCTCGCTTCACGATCATGCCGGATAAATCGTCCGGCATGACACGCCTGTAGGTTATGACGCCGCACGCCCTGCATATCTGTTCTATATTCACTGGAAGCTGCTGATCCCAGTTTTCATCCAACACTGTTTTCGCATTGTCGCGCGCTTGCTTCCACACCAACTCAGCCATGCCGACAACCCCTTGCTATCCTTGGTTGACTCTCCACCATTTGGATAATCTGATAAATTTACGTGCTTCATGTATTTTCCGCAAATCCTAATCGCGTGTCTTCATTATAGGCATGGCGGGGCAGCTTCCTTTTCCTGAATCCCTGAAACCATCTCTTAATTCAGATTCACCACTGGATTCCAGAGGTCCACCGACGATTCGATGATTCCGTGCCCACATTTTGCCCACACTTTTCCGGTAATTGCAGTGATTTGCAGTGAATTGGAGTGATATGCGAACCATGCGAAAACCCTTGAAAACACTGGGAAAATGGCGGAATGCCAACGATTCGGAAAACCGAGCGTAAAGGGTTCGAGTCCCTTATCGCCCACTTCCCGGAATCCTTGAGATTCCAACGATTCAAACACTCCGCACATGCACCTCATCATCATGTGCCCACATTTTGCCCACATCCCGCGAAGCGACCTGCACGGCGGCGTCGATGGTACGAGCCACGTCATCCAGGTCGGAATCAAAGAGGTCGGCGTAGACGTCCAAAGTCATGGCCGCGCTCTTATGGCCAAGCATGCGCTGCAGCGCCTTGATGTTCGCGCCGGCATGCACCGCGATGGATGCGGCGGTGTGCCGCAGGTCATGCGGCGGCAGAGGCTCCACGCCCGCCCTCCTGCACGCGCTGACGAACCACGTGCGGTTCGATTTCGCGTCTGCGGCAGACTGGTTGCGCGGCGGACGGCCAAGATGGTCACGGAAAACCCAATCGGATTCACGCTTGCCAGCCAGCACGGGAAGCAGCACCTCGCCCACCACGCCAGGCATGGGCACGTCACGCATCTCATGCGACTTCGGCGAGGTCTCAGCCCACTCGCTGCCGATGCGCGTCACGCTCCGCCGGACATGGATTCGACGGCGCCCATAATCCACATCCTCCACCCTCAGCCCGCACATCTCGCCCCAACGAAGGCCGCACAGGCCAAGCACCAGTACGAGCGCCTTGCGGTCGGTCGGCTGGATACGCGCCCTGCCTGCTTCGTCCGCGACGGTCAGCAGTTGCTCGACGGTGAGGTACCGGTGCAGTCTCCTGCCCTCGCGCCTGGGCAGCGCGAGTTCGTTGGTCGGAGCCTTGGCGATGAGCCTGTTTTTGACGGCGAGATCGCAGATTCCTTTGAGCACGCCGACGATCTTGAGCACCGTGCTCGGAGCCAACGTCTCGGCCTTGCCGCTGATAAAGGCCTGTAATTCGCGGTGTGTGATGGAGCCTATCTGCCGTGCCGCGTATTCCGGTTCCACGTGCGTCTTCCAAGTGATTTCGTCGGTGCGAATGGTGTTTGGTTTGAGGATTGGACGTCGTGAGTCCATCCATTCGGCGTAGATGTCGGACACCAGGGCGCGTCCGGCCGACTGGTCCACGAAGCTACCGTCCCTTTTGGCGGCGTTGACGTGCTGGTCTCCCCACGCCTCGGCGTCCATTTTGCGCCGGAATCCTCTTTTGCCGGTCGGCGCTCCGTTCGGCTTACGGTAGCGCACCTCGTAGCGTTTGCCGCTTTTCGTCGTGTATTGGCGGATCGTGTAGGCCATGCTCGCCCCTTCGTTTGCGTGGCATCAAGTCTATCAATCCGTTGATTTTTCTCTGTTTTTTGTGTTTCGGCTTGCAATACTTTATTTACTATGCTAATATAGTTTATATCAAGGAAAGGAGGTGAACATGACACCATCGGAGATAATCACCAGCATCTCGCTTCTCGTCGCAAGCATCGCGGCCCTCATCAAAGCAGTGACCGGACTCATCAAGGAGATGAGACGGAAACCGAAGAAGAGGAAGTGAGCAAGGGTTCCGGCCAGACCTAGGGGCCGGAACCCCATATCTCCGATTATGCCATGGGACATCATGAGAACGGAATCGATAGTCAGCGCGGTGTTCGCGCTCGGAACCGCCGCCAGCGCATGGTTCGGCTGGCCGTTCGCGCTCACCGCCGGATGCGCCATCGTCAGCGCCGCCTTCGCGCTCATCGCCGGAAGGAAGGACTGACATGACCATCAAATACCTGAGCGTCACCGACGTGTCCAAGCGCCTCGGCATCAGCACAGCCGCCGTCAGCGCCTACAAGCTCCCCCAGCCGGACGCCCTAATAGGCCGCACGCGCGGCTGGCTGCCAGAGACCA